GCGAACTCCTCGATAGCAGCACGTTGCACCGGCCCTGTTTCAAAAAAGTTTTGGATACGTTCATTGCACTTGGCAAGTTGTCGAATTCTGTCGTTCATACCGTCCTCGCTCTCCACAGCAATTCTGTAGCAACCCTGCGTCCAACTAGTTCTGCATGAGCCTGTACTTCTGCAGTATTCTTCTTGGTCAACTTGACATACATAAAGATATCAGTGCGACACCGTGCAGCCATCATGTCAGCAAACTCGTCCCACTTAAAGTTAGCACCACAATTGGCCGGGTTAGTGAACATGGCAAAATCACCTGAGACTATAGCAGTGCAGATGCTGTTGATAAAGAGTTGTTGATTTTGAGTCACGGATTGAGTCCAAAGTTATCAAGGATCAAATATCGAACGTTGCCGCCATAGTACGCACCCACCTCGGCGCACTCGCGTACAAGAAGTTCGGCAAACTTTTCTTTGTTAAACACTCCAGGTCCAACGGCACCTTCCAGCGCATTGGGATCTATTTCTGTGGCCTGTTCAGCCAGGATCTCAATCCGTGTTTTCATGTCAGCTACTCCAGTATGATTCGCTAGACACGCTGCAAGCGAACGGGGTGTTGATGTCTTCTTCTACCAGTGAACCGGTCATCAAGTTACGCACAGTCCGGGTCTGTGTGCCGTAAAGCTTTTGGTAATCAGCTTCGTGTGCCAGACTGTACGGAGCCGCCCCGTAAGAGGCAGGCCGTGCATTGTGGCAGCGACCATGCTGGCTCTCAACTGCACCGTACCACACTTTGCACACCATTTCCCAACCTGCGTTCTTGTTGGAAACTGTCATGCCGCGCCGAGCGCCGCTTAGTGTAGGATAGCTCTTGATGCGCCGGCCAGTAGTGCGATGAAAAAGAATATAAGCCATTTCTTGCTCCGTTTTGCTACAGTAAATACATTATAGCACAACGGGAATTAATGGTCAACCGCTGAACGGGACGCCGTTTATGGTGCAGGGCTCGTGTTTGTCGTAGGGCCAGCCCAGGGCTGCTAGCATGCGGTGCTTGACCAACAGGTTGGGACTGCGAAAAGCTTCGGCATCGTCAAAGCCCAGCATGACTCCAACTTCGGCCACAGCGCCGCTCCTGCACACACCTGCGTGGCAGTGCACTATCACATGCATTCGATTGGCCAAGGCGTGCTGTAACAGTTGCACCAGCTGGGCTGCCTGATCCGGGCTGCAACGCATTTCTTCATCCGGTACCGGATCTGTTTCCTCTACATCAAAGAACTGGAACTGATGTGTTTCTTTAAACTTGAATGTGGGCAACGGATCAGGGAAGTCGCCCGGCGGATCCATGATCTGAATCAACATGGCGTTCGCACCAGGCTCGATATGGCGACCCAAGTTGATGTCTTCTAGCGAAATGTTCTGAATCCAGGGCATAATTATATTAGACATGCCCGAATTGGGCTATTCAGTTGTTTTATTAACAACTACGTTGGTTTCATTAGTAAACCGATTCCAGAAGGTTACCCAAATTGGATCTTTGTTATTTCTATAATAATAATAATCTTCTGGGTTCACCCATGTCATGCTACGGTTGTTGACCGTTAGCTTTCCGGCTGCTATTGCTGCGTCTGTGATAGCATTCTGTCTAGCGTTTGCTGCATCATATTGTGCACGGTCACTCGGAGACAATGAGTTGACCCATTTTGCATGGGTTACTGGTTTAATCCCTTTGGGCCAGGAGAAGGTAAACTTATTAGTTATTGCCATAATTATTATTACTATTAGGAAATGTATTTATAGTACCCGTGGGTGAAATGAGTGTAGTCTCCGTAATGCAGCACAACGGGAATTTATGGTCAAGCTTGAAACACACGATGTAATACCTCTGCTAGTTCACGATGCGGCACTTCCCCAGGATGGTTGTTATCGGGAAAGAAGTCGCTAGCAGCCAATTTGGTCCTTACGATCTCTTGTTGTTGTAGCATCAACAACTTGTTTTCTGTTGTGTCCGCAATAAGATTGAACTTTTTTAATCGCCCGAGAAAGTTCATCGAGGGCAACGACTCTTTAAAAATATAGCTGCGCCAACTTGGTATACAGAAGGTAGGTTGTATATGGCGATACATAGCAGGCAACACATCACCGGCACCGCCAATAACAACCATCCGAGCTCCGAGCTCTTGTATAAACTGCGCATATGCACTGTACACAATCTGGGCAGTATTGTCAAGCACAGATGCTATAGGGTATCGGGCAAGTTCAGAATCACTGGCGTCTCGCACAAGTTCAGTATGGAACCAAATCACCCAATCAATGTTGCCTGGCGGATGTTCTAGTTTTATTGTATCTCGATCAACACCATCGGGATCATGCCTGGGATGTACTACAGATTCACCAGCTAATAATTTTCTTGCTCGATCTAAACTGTTTAAATTACCGCTGTTATTCTGTGAGCTATTAACGACGTTATATCCGCGGTCACGCAACAAAAACTCGATGTGTGCGTTGGTCGGTGTTGTATTTTGAATTCTGCCCCATTGCTTTCTCTGCGATTTTTTTGGCATATAATTCGGAACTCCAAAACTACAACCTAGCATTAATATGTTCATAGGAATTGTTCTAAGTCAACTTTATGATAGTCTCGATCATAGAAATATCGTTTGTTGGCGTAGATTATATCTAGATTGTCATCCCACAGTTTACGCCACGTGTTTAAATCGAGTGCCAACAGCCGCTGTACTTCTGCACTATAGGCCGAAAATCTTTCGTCATCGTCGGCTATAGCATCGTAACTGTAATTGATAAAGTCGGGGAATTTGACCCCAATGCGTCGAAGATACTTGATGAACCCGGTATTGCTAAATGGCAATATAAAATGCCCTTTTATCAACGGGTCCCATGTTTTTTCCGTAACGGCTGTGGTTAGCCCAAATTCTATGGTTTCTCCATAGATACTAATAAATGTGTTTTTGTAGTATTCGTTATGTGGCGGACTGTATCCTAGTCCCCGGACGCCGAATGATTTTTTTTCTTTCTCAAGTTGATGTAGGTTATAACTTGGGAAATCAGCATGAGCATATAATAAACCAATGCTTTCGTCGCTGCTACCAAGGTACCCAATTGGGCGATATGGGTCTAGCAAATTAATTATTTTAGTTCTATAAACTCGGGTGCCCTGGCGAGCCTTGCAGGGAGAAACAAAAATACGTTGCTTGTCCCGTGCTTGATGAATGGGGATATTAACATAATTGTTAGAATCCTCATAATACCAGGCTTTGGTATTCAACTGCATTGGATATTGACTATAATAGGCTTTGGTTCGGTTGAACAAAAAGTCACTGAACACAATATTTTTATTATTGACTCTGGGGTCAATAGCATTAGTTATTATCCAACAGTTGTGCTTGTCAAGAGTTGTGAGTAAGTCTAACCCTTGATTTTCGTAATTATGAAAAACATTTAACGACAATTCAACCGAATTGGGATGCATTGATTGTGAATTTCGATGCATGCTAAAGTCAACTGGGCCCTTGTGAGAAAATCCTACTAGGAGATAGGATGTACCATTGAGATCAAACCAACATGGTCCCAGTGGAATTTTAAAACGATTATAATTAAAAATTGTGTATTTTCTCACGTGCCTATTTATTATGTGGTCTCCATAGAAGGATTTGAACCTTCACCACTGCGTCCCAAACGCAGCATGCCACCAGATAACACTTTACGGAGATAATATTATGGTGCCCCTTGTCTGAATCGAACAGACGCTCTATCGCTTACAAGGCGATTGCAGTACCACTATGCTAAAGGGGCTTAGATGTTTATTTACTTGAGTTATGGTGCCCCGGGGGCGAATCAAACGCCCGACCTCATTCTTAGGAGGAATGTACTCTATTCACTGAGCTACCAGGGCCTGTTCTATCCATTGAACTATGGAGGCAAATAAGGATAGGCTTTTCACCTAATAGATACATGATGTTACGACCAAGTATTGAGTCGTCTGCGGCGCGACCGCAAAATTTTGGTGGACCGACGGGGGATCGAACCCCGACTAAAGCGTTGCAAACGCCCTGTGCTCCCATTATCACTATCAGCCCAAATTTTGGTGGACAGGGTAGGATTCGAACCTACGTAGCCAGAGGCGGGAGATTTACAGTCTCCTGGTTTTAACCACTCACCCACCTGTCCATTATACTTTCCATAGAGAAATACACCCGAGGTCTTTTTACAAAATACTCCCATCCGATGCATTTCTATATGGTAGGACGTGCGGGGTTCGAACCCACGACCAATAGATTAAAAGTCTACTGCTCTACCAGCTGAGCTAACGTCCCAGTGTGTAAGATCATATTGAAACTCACTCGCATCTGCTTTTGGAGCCGCGTGTTCTTTCCCCGTTTTTCCAAGACTAGTACTTGGGGGATGTGCCCATTTACACCAGAGCTTCAATATGACCTCACAGTCATGTTTTTCATCGACTTGTTAAAGAGCGCGTTAATCTCTTAACGCATACAAGCATTATACGGCAAGTTGAATTACTTGTCAACCGTGTCCACCATGAAAAAGCGCGGCCTAACCGCGCTGTTATTCAAGCTCAGGCGGTTAGATGGAATTGATAGCAACAGATTCAATATCTGTATTACACGGAAATATCAAGGTTACGTAACCTGCGAATTCTTCGGCTGCGTCTTGATCAGTGAATCGATACTCGACAACGCGAGGACTATGCCAATAAACGCTCTTGTCTGTTTGTCCGGCACCTGCCATCGCATCCAGTTTTATATCTAGATCTCCCTGACAGGATCCCTGGATATCCGTCTTTGGGATGGTCCATACGATTACTACAGATTTAGTTAAAGTCATAATGTAATTTCCTTTTTTAATTACTTAAAGATCATTGATTTTGATGCCACGGATGAATACTGCATTAGCATGAGTAGTTAGGAACGATGAAAATTCCTCGGCTGCTGCACGATCGGTAAATTTCCACTGGCTCGACATTGGTGAATATCGAACCCGTTCAAATACCTCAGTTGAACATTTGCCGTCAAGCCGCATTTCGGCAATTTTGTCATGTATCCACAAGACGTCGTTAGTAATGGATAACTTTGCTTTTGGCACCATCCAGACCAAATTTACTGATTTAGTAAGAGTTATAATTCTACAAGACGTGATGAATACTGCATTAGCATGAGTAGTCAGGAACGATGAAAATTCCTCGGCTGCTGCACGATCGGTAAATTTCCACTCACTCATTCGTGCATAGTCTGCACCCGGAATGGCTGGGCCGTGTGTTAATACCACTTCGGTCGAAGCACTACCAACAGCAGCCATCTCGGCAAGTTTATCATGTATATACGTTACATCGGGTAACTGCGAAGTTGGAATAGTCCATACAACAATCACCGATTTGATAAAACTCATAATATAAATCCTCTTTACTATTTAATCAAATATTAAAAAATAGTAATTCCGGGAGGATTAAGACGCCGATGCTTTGTCCGTTTTAGGTGTATCAGGCACGTTTGGAGGCCTTCCTGCTTTACGAGGTGCACCCCAGGCTGAATAGTTGACACCTTCGATTCTGCCGCTAACGCCGGTGGCCACTTGTTGAATTTTACCACCTTTGGCCAGGAACTCTTCCATGGCAGCGTCTCGTTGTTGTTGTTCAGTCATGTTGTGTATCCTTGTGTATAAATTGGTCTGCCCAGAGGGAATCGAACCCCCATTCTGGATTTAGAAGAACCATGTCCTGTCCGTTGAACGATGGGCAGAATCCTGGAGCGGGTAGCGAGAATCGAACTCGCGAATAAACCTTGGCAAGGTTTCAGGTTACCATTACATCATACCCGCCTGTTAGGCGTCCTAATTCGCTTGAGATACTCTTCGCCGACTGCACCGTTTTGCACGTCCAACAAGGCACTCACAATTGGGTTCTCGTAAGCCTGCTTCTGGCGCTGGATGTTATGCCGTTCAATGTCTCGAGCACGGTGGCAAGCAATCAACACCAAATTGTATCGATTCCCTCCGGCATTTTCCACGCATTTTTCAGTGTTAATACCAGTACCACGACTAAGGGTTACATTCATCAAAGACCTCGGTTAATTTATATTTATGGAGCGGGGTAGGAGAATCGAAAGCACACCAAGCAGGCGACAGGGATCGAACCTGCGACGAACAGCTTGGAAGGCTGACACTCTACCACTGAGTTACGCCTGCTTGCTGTGCTTTTGATTCCACTATACGAACCCCGCATACATTCATGTATTATAGCACAACTGTTATTAGATGTCAAGCAGCCAGCAAGCTCTTTAGCCTATCTGCTGCGTAACTGGCAGCGAAAGCATCTGGTTTGACCATGGGGATCACGTTGCAAGTGCCACGTATGTACCCAATTGCCTGCTGCACTACACAGCTGGATCCGTGCATTTCGCTAGGATTAATATCCAAGTGCACCTCGACCTCTCGATCTTTTAGTACCTCCTGCAGCCGCTGGAACATTTCGCTAACCCGGTACACCTCGTTCATGAGCCGCATGCTGGGACGATTGTACTTTTGATCGTAGTCACGTTCCTTGGAAGTTTCTCCAAAGATCTTGCAACCATTGCGACCGTTGATGTGGATAACCACAGCCACTGTGTATTCAGCCCACCAGACGCCGTTGACCTTGAACCGCTCGCTGTCGGCACCCAAGTAGACTCGAGTATTAGGGCCTTGCCGGCTCATAAATTCTTCAACCTCTCGAACATCTACCTTTAACATACTATTTCCTATTGTGTAGTATAAAACTCTTGGTCGGTCTTGAGAGGATCGAACTCCCATCACATGGTTCGAAGCCACGTATTCTATCCATTGAACTAAAGACCGAAAAAACTTGGCGGAATGACTGAGACTCGAACTCAGATGCCGGATTACGCCGACCGACGGATTAGCAATCCGCTCCAATACCATTATGGGACCATTCCTTTTGTAAAACTATGGTGGACATGGGGAGGATCGAACTCCCATAAACGGCTTGCAAAGCCGTCGTAATCCCATTATACTACACGCCCATATAAAACTATCTTGGTGGTCAGGGGAGCACTCGAAGCTCCACATTCCTCCTTATGAGGGAGGCTCTACTTCCTCTTAAGATACCCGACCAAATATTGGTACCTGGTGTCAGACTCGAACTGACATCGTTCTCCGTGTAAAGGAGATGCATAACCTCTCTGCTCAACCAGGCAAATATTCTTTCAACTGCAACCAAGGCATAATGACTTGGTCTGTAAATTCTTTGTGATGTTCTGTGGTTGGATGCATTGGGCCTTTTTTTGCTTCTTTTGGCCACAAGTGTAACAGTTTACTATTATTACGGACCCAGTTATACTCGCTAGTTACTGGCAAGTATTGACTGCGATCAATTTGTTCATACAAGTATTTGACTTCATCATGCTGCAAATTTTCTACCGCAACTAAATTATTATCGATATAATCGCTAAAAAAATAAGGTACCCCACGTGATTGCAAAAACCATTGAGTGCGCAGTACATGTTCAATACTGTAAATTGATGAGCCTATATTATCATGGAACGTGCGATAGTACGCTTCTGCTTCGGGATTATCCCACCCCTTGTTCAGTATTACCCAATTTGGGTCAGCGTCCTTGACAAAGCCAGTTGGATTCTTCATCCATCCATTTTTAATTCGTTTTGTAACAAATCCTAACAAATTGGGATCAGTGCATCTAAAATCATGTCTGTCGGATCCAGACCACATTACACCAACCAGGATATCTTTTGGTTGATGTGTTTTGAGAGCCTGGGTTACGTTATAGATGATTCCACGACTAATTAACCCATTACCTTGACTTCCCATAGCAGAGCTACCATGCGCGGAGTACCCAAGCGATTCCAGAGTCCGGTATAGATGTCTAGGCCAAGTATCAATATGAGAGCTAATGCACTCACTAAAACTACAGCCCCCGGTTAATAATAATTTAGTCATATACTACTATATATCTCATGGTGCGGACGGAGAGACTCGAACTCTCACACCTTACGGCAATGGCTTCTAAGACCATCTCGGCTACCAGTTACGACACGCCCGCATTCTTACACAAATAAATATCTTGATGAAAATAAATTACGATTCATGCTACATTAACAACTTCAACAGCGGCTCATTGGCCAATCGAACTGTAAAGTGGTTACCTTGGGATACCGAAGAACGGTACATTGAAAACTTAAAATTAAATCCGCAAGCACTAGAAAACAATGGATGGATTAATAAAGAGTTTACTTATCAATTCAACAGCTTTGCATTTCGGTGCGAAGAATTTACAAACGATCCTAGCATTTTATTCCTGGGCTGCAGTCACACAGTTGGTGTTGGCTTACCAATCGAACACACCTGGCCAACAGTTGTAGCCAACAAACTAAATTTAAAATGTTTTAATCTCGGTCAAGGTGGTAGCAGCACAAATACTGCATACCGATTGGGGTCGCATTGGATTCCCAAGCTCTTACCAAAGATAGTAGTATTGTTAATTCCAGATATGCACAGACTGGAATTAATTGACGATGATTACATAAACTTTTTAACCCCAATGTCCTTGGGAAAATATTTAAACTTTTATAATACTTGGTTGTCAGATGACGCTAACTGCTACTTAAATTCTGAGAAGAATGTTTTTGCTCTTGCACATTTAAGTAATTTTCATGGTTGTAAATTTATACCAGTAGAGGTAAGTAATTTGCAAGGACTAGACAGAGCCAGAGACTTGGTTCATTTTGGAACCCAAGCCAATTTAAATTTAGCCGTGACGGTTTTAACTTTGATTAATACAACTTCATAACCTGGTGCTGCCTCGTGGAATCGAACCAACTTCAACGGTTGCATATTTGGTGCGTGGTCTAGGAATCGAACCTAGTTCTTATCCTCTTCAGGGATACGCTGAAATCACCAGACTAGCTCACCACGCAAAATTCTTTCATAATCATCTTTTTCAACTAGCATGTATATACTTTGGTACCCAGTAAAGGTAACGATCCTCTGTCTAACGATTATCAGTCGTTTGCTCTACCTTTGAGCTAACCGGGTATAAAACAATTTTGGGGCGAAGTGGGGAAAATCCCATATCGCAAATAACTTAGGGGTGACTGATGGGGAACGATCCCATACTATCGCTTTCACAGAGCAATGTGCAGACCACTACACTACAGTCACACCTAAGGTATCTATATCACTAACAACACCATTGAAAAAGTTGGCGGTCTGTGGGGGAATCGAACCCCCGTAAGTGGATAGACAATCCACAGTAATAACCTCTATACGAACAGACCTAAATTTTGGTAGGGGTTGATGGACTCGAACCACCGCATGTCGGAATCAAAATCCGATGCCTTGCCAACTTGGCGAAACCCCTGTATATGTTTGGTGCTCCGAGCCGGACTCGAACCGGCACTCCCGAAGAAAGCAGATTTTAAGTCTGCTGCGGCTACCTATTACGCCATCGGAGCAATTGTATCTTTACAAACGCTTGCTTGTGTTTTTAAAGAGCTGTTGCTGAGTTACCGACAACATGACTCTAGTATAGCGTACTTGGATTTAATTGTCAACCAAGACTTGGTAGAAGCGGTGAGATTCGAACTCACGGACCCTTTTCAGGATCGCTAGTTTTCAGGACTAGAGCCATCATCCGCTCGGCCACGCTTCCGTTATGTCAAGTTTGGAGCACAGAGTGAGATTCGAACTCACGAACAACGGATTTGCAATCCATGCCATTAGGCCGCTTTGGTATCTGTGCGTTTATTTTCTTTGTTTGAGCCAGCTACCATAAGATTTAAAATTAGCCGATTCATCATCTAGTGCAGGGACATTGCAGCCAGACCAAAGTTTTTCTTTATACTTACGAGCTTGTTTTAACTTGAGTTGATCCATCTGGTACCAATCAATTTCTGACAGAAGTTGATTTAGTTCTAACTTCCCAGTCAGACTTGCTAGTACAAAACTGTTACGTCCAAACATTCGCCCTGTTCGGGCATGAGGTTCTTTTTTGATTTGATCACACCAGTTGGACAAATATTCAAATGTAGTGTGTTCATTCTGCCACATAATAACACCGGGATGATCTTGATGGTTGCGATCACCAAGATCTACATAACCATATTTGGCCCAATTTTGATCTAGATCACTAAGGAACCCACTTCCCTTTATGATTTCTGGGCTGCGAATACGTAGTGGCCACGTATTAAATGAATGCAACGGGCAGTCGGCACTAAGCAACCACTCGGTTGTACGTTCAAGACTTTCAAGGCTTTCATGCGGCAATCCGTAAATAAACGACCCTGTCAAGTTAATGTCATCGCCGTAACGGATCTTGAGTTCTTTGAGAGTGTTGATTAACTTTTCTCTGCTGCCACCTTTCCCGATCAAAGACGCAGCATTGGCATCTAGCGTTTCAATTCCAAATAACGTAGCTCTCCATCCGCTTTTCCATAATAGGTCTATAGTATTGGGTTTGGCTGCAAGTAGATCTAGTCTTATGTAGGCCCAGTATTCTAGCTTGAATGGCAAGCGTTGACTGAGGTCGTACATGAGTTGACATTTCTCTACACTGTCGTTTAATGTATCGTCGCTAAGAATATAGCGAGTAGTTCCGAATCGTTCGTAGTTACTGATCATCTCGGCGTATATGTTATCAACACTCCGAATAAAATCCATCTTCTTCTTACCGTTCAGTGGGAAACTGCAAAAGGTACAACTGAAGATACATCCACGGGAGATCTCAATTACTAGTGTTTCATTATCTAGTATAGCATCGTGCTCTTCGTACCGTGTATTTGAAGATACAAAGTCAAATGATTCTGCTTTAATATCATCAATAAAATAAAATCCAAAAATGCTGCGGCGAGATTTGTTTAGCATTACCTTTGGATTTAATAGGTGCTGTGCTAAATTTATTACGCTAATATCCGCGTATCCCTGAACTACATAATCAAAATCTCGGTTATCTTCTGTATCTAACGCATCGGGACCACCGAGCACAAATTTGCAGTTAGGATTTATTGATTTCGCTAACTCCTTAATCTCACGATTGTATTGAGGACCATGAGGTAAAAAACTACCCGGACGCATCATGCTGAATGGTTTTATTGATCCGTCGCCTAGCTCAACAATGTCACCACAATTGCGATAAAAAAAATTATTAATCCCGATAAACAGGGTCTTATCACTAATTAGGTGGCTTAATGTGTGTTTAATTTCGGTAATACTAAAAGTTGACAAGTGATGAATTACTGCAACTTCAAACCCTTGGCTACGCAATTGACTAGCAACTCGGTATGGCCCGATTGACTTTTCCATGAAGATCACGCTACTAAAGTCAGATAATATAATAACGTTAGGCTTTGTATTGTTGAACATTGGCGATATGTACCTTTGAATGAAATATGGCTCCGGTCCCTGGAATCGAACCAGGCTTCAAGGATTAACAGTCCTCTGCCTACACCGTGTTTGCTTGACCGGAATTGAATTTGGTTGCGGGAGGCAGACTCGCACTGCCGATCTCTTGGTTATGAGCCAAGCGGATTACTGCTTTCCCATCCCGCGATTTACTTATGTGTTGCTAACAGACTTGGTAGGGAATATCATATCAAATTTATTAAAATCAACTTGATAAACCTTATCTTCTACTGCCTGATAGTTAGAAATTATGTCATGCATTAGTTCACCGACTGCACGGTGGTTGTTTTGATTTAGGTGCCCGATTCGTTGGTCGCGACCAAAATTAATTTTCTCCCCGGGTTTGAACTTTTCCGGTGCGTTGGGCTCCGAGCCACTAACAGTTTCAAATGCAAGATCAACCAATACACCTTTGCTAAAATGTTTCTTTGCTATGCTTCGTGCATGTTCTGTATTTGGCAAAAAAATAAACTTAGTATCGGGATACCGATCTGGTAGTTCTAAAATATACCTAACTTCTAATTCGTAATCAAATCTAGTCCACCGATCGTCGTACATGTATTCATAGAATTTTGGGATAGTTGCTATAAATTCAGCATTTGTTGCATCGTCGTGAATGCACGGATCGTTTAACCCGTCAGCATTCGCATATGTAGTAAAGTCTCTTGATTCACTGAAAGCACAATATTGATCGTTTCTATACGGCCACGCACTGTATTGTCGCTCGTGCCACGTGAATGTAAAAACAACAACGTCGTATTTTTTGTTTATTCTATTGACTGCATGATGGAACTTATCTATAGCATAGAATAAGTTTGATCCACCTTTGCCGTAAGTTTCAATATTATAGTCTCGAGATTTAGAGTTAAGACGCGCTATCCAGGTATTTTTTGGATATGCAATATAACTATCGCCGAACATACCGATTTTCATATCAGTTCCTTAAAGTTTGGCCTCCCCCCACGGTGACGATCCGCGCTCTCTGGTTTTGGAGACCAGTGTTCTGCCAACATGAACTAGGGAGAGATTATTTGGTGCCCGGTACGGGAATCGAACCCGTCTTTCCGCCTTGAAAGGGCAGCGTCCTAAACCGATAGACGAACCAGACTTATTAAATGTAAGTACAGAGAAACACACTATCCTGGCTCCGTGCTGCGAGGTGTGCAGCATAATCAACACACAGGTTCCGTCCGCATCGGATGTTTGGACTTCAGATTAGATCATAGCGTGCTTCTCTGTACACACTCTTTTTTACAAAAATGTGTATAGTAAAGTACACTGGTGGTCAGTGTACTTTACTATTAGGATCTGACTCTCTGCGTTCCCGCCACAGATTTTATGCCCCTAACACGCCCGTTTGCTCTATTGTTTAAAGTGCAGAGCGAGGGCCTCGTTCCCTCTTATCACACTTTGCTAGGATTTTTAATTCCCTAGCGCCTTATTATTATACAGTGCTTTCAATTTGTTGTCAACTCTCCTGTATTCCTGTTTCACTTAAAGACAAACCCTGGGTCTTTCGAGCCAGGGTCTGTGTATTTGAATCTTACGACTCAGTCTACTCAGACCCCCTGGTATCACTATTCTCGAATGCGCGAATATATGATACCGGACCTAGCCATGTGGTGGCGCGGGGGCACATCTGTTCGTGCTTGGATAAGAGTGATAGTGTGAAGTTTTTCATAACAGTGTCAATTATATGCTTTTATTTATTCCTTGTCAACCACGATTTTATCAAAGTTTGAGAAATTATTCCCAAACTTCTTGTCGCTTTCTTAATGCCAGCAACCTAGCAATCAACAGTCTAGTTTTTACGTAATCACTAAGCCCATCTTCATGATGCTCGCAGTGTTCGTCACATTGTTCTAGTGAACGACGACGATAACCTACATGTACATCAGTTGTGTCTATGCCGATATCATCGTCTTCATCGTCTGCTGCGTAATTACTTGCTTGCAGCAGGCGCGGCTGCCTTGGCGTCAGCCTTGGGTGCCGATGCTGCGCTTTTAGCAGGCTTAGCAGCATCGGCCTTCTTTTCTGCTTTCTTGGCAGGTGCAGAAGCAGCAGGTGCAGGGGTAGCGGCTGTTGCAGAAGCAGCAGGCTTGGCAACAGCAGGAGCAGCAGCCTTGACTGGTTCAGCAGCAAATGCAGTAACAGTGGCCAGGGTGGCGATAAGAGTGACGATTGATTTCATGTTAAAGTTTCCTTTTTGGTTGGAGTAGGAATTTTTATCCCTACATATATATAACGCTAAATCAGCCTGTGTAGTTGACACAATTTGGCTGAATTGAGTTATTATTTACTTGCAGTTTGCCCGGAGTTGAATCAGTTTCAACCGGGGGCGTAACTACCTTGATCTCGTCACAAGCAACAAACGAGATAATTGAGACCGCTGCCGCAAGAGCAACGATAGTTGTGATCAAAGTGTTCATGACATTCGCATGGATTCGAGCGTGATTGTTTTTCCTAGTTCTCGTTCAAAGTCCAGTTCCTCGGGGATCACATACAGTGTATTGGTAATACGATCAGTCCTGTGATTGAAGTGCCTAAAGGTAACAATTTTGCCACCTACTGCGTTCCTGATGGTAATGTTAAGTCCGTCATCACTTTCGACATCGTCATGAGACGACTTCGACTGCATTCCCATCCTGTTGCGCATTTTTGAATCCTCAAGTTGCACCAGTACTAATGCGTTCCTGCATCGTTCTTCCATCCAACCATCGAGCCATCTCATACAGAGTCCTTAATAAATTTTCACAAGTATAACTGATATCACACCGCTTGTCAAGCCCACTTGAGGCTAAACGCTGTAAGTTGTTGTTCTTTAGTTAAAGTTTCTAACACTATTATGAATAAAATTTAGCTGACTTATCAGCACTCTTAGGTCTCGTAATGGAATCATATTTGGTCCATCGCTAGGAGCTTTATCGGGATTCTCATGAGTCTCGATAAACACTGCACTCACGCATCCAGTTGCTACCGCGGCTCTAGATAGAAAGGGAACCATTTTTCTGTCTCCCCCAGATTTGTCACCAAGTCCTCCGGGTTGCTGGACACTATGTGTACAGTCAAAGACAACGGGATAACCAGTACTTGCCATAATAGGTAAACTGCGCATATCAACCACAAGATTATTGTATCCATGACTGTATCCTCTTTCGCATAACATTATGTTATCATTGCCGGTTGAGGCAATTTTTTCTGCAACGTTTTTCATATCCCAGGGCGCTAAAAATTGTCCTTTTTTAACATTGATGGGCTTGCCAGTTGCGCCAGCAGCCAAAAGTAAATCAGTTTGTCTGCATAAAAATGCAGGGATTTGTAGCATACTAACTGATTCTGCCACAATACCCGCTTGTGATGATTCGTGTATGTCGGTAATAGTAGGAACACCTAATTTGTTGGAGACTGTTTTTAAAATCTCCAACCCTTGTTCCATGCCAACACCACGCCTGGTAGTAACGCTGGTTCTATTTGCTTTATCAAAACTACTTTTATAAATGAACTGAACATTCAAATCTTCGCAAATGCGTTTTACTTCCAACGCAATAGTCATGGCATGAGTTAAGTCTTCAATTTGACACGGCCCAGCTATAACTGTTAACGGTTGGTTTCTATCAATTTTAAAATGCTCAAGTTCAATAGTTTTCATATTAGTTAGTAAGGTTAGTCACACCAGGCCAGCACAAACAGCATATGATCTTTCTCGCAGCGGAAGAGAAAGGTATTGCCGTCGACCCACCAGTTATATTTGCCCTGCGGATCAAGCGGCGTCATGCGCTCGCTGCACCACACAGCCATGCAGTGCCTGCGATACACTGTAAGCTGGTCAAATGTTCGGGCAAAGACTTTTTCACAGTCTACAACTGTAGTCATATGTTAGTCAAGTGAACTAACAATCCAACCAAGCTTGAATAAGTCTTCTAGTACTTCATCTGTAACTGTGCTTTCATTTACATAGCCCGTGATGTAATCTTCGGTACGCAAAGTTGTACCGCTCCTACTGCCCGAGCAGTACCAATCCATGTAGTCACCCTTGCCTATCATGTCAGCCACAACTCCGCCTGCGTGGCGCCAACTGCAACTCCATGTTTCGTTTTTAAGGATAGGCATAACATCGTTGCGCTGAAAGTCATTGTTGCACAATGCAGCATAGATATTTTGAGCATACACCTCACTGGCCCGTACCTTGTACAGAATCCAGTCAGTGGACCGTAGGTCATACTCTAGATTATTCTCGCGCCACTCTGGGTCCTGTTCTTGCACTGTTTTTTCCTTGCTTGCTTGCTCGTAGTACTGCACCGTGTGCAAATGAGACTGCACCGCTTCGGGCTCAGTAGCATCCTGGCTTCGTCGACGGGCACTCTCAATTGCGAAATGATAATGCTCGGGGCTAGTGCTTGGTACAGGATTGGTCATTGTGTAGTATTAATATGGTAGGCCATGAGTGAGTCGAACACTCGTTGAACGATTATGAGTCGTCTATTCTAACCATTGAATTAATGGCCCGTGAATATATTTACGTTTGTTCTTGTTGCTTTGTTAACTCGCACACCAACATGAACTGCTCGTATGCTTTACGAACTGCTTCGTGCTGCATCAGCTTTTCGGCTTCGTCGATCATGGCCTGGACACCTGCTTCTGCACAGTCTTGGATACATAGCCCGCTCAGGGTGCAAAGCTCATCACCGAACTCTTTGGCAAGTTTATTCCAGGCCTTGCGCTGGCCTTCTGTAATAGGAGTTCGCTGCGGTCGTAGTTCACTTGCCTTGCCGATAGCTTTGCAGATAGCATTTTCGGCCACTCGGCCCGCAGCAATCATAGCAGCATAGTCGGGATTGACATTGTACCTACGACTAACACCGCCGGGATAGCTCATGACAAGATGATTGCCCTTTGGCACACTATCCAGGAGGTCACTGTCGTACTCGGTAACAGGCTTGTACCGTTTACCGACTTTTTCGTAGTAGATTTTTTTCATCTTAGTTCAACCAAAACGTATCGTTAAGCCAGGTCTTTACTTCAGTTAGATCAACATCAGTATAGTCCAGCACTTCGGCTACCATAAGGGAATGTACCACAACACCGTCGGCCCCGTTACGGGCAACAACTTCATCGGCATCGTCTAGCGTTTCGCAAGCCCACAACTGGTCAGCAATTTCTATTTGACGCCGTGTCAGTCCCTTGATAATCATTCCGGATCCCGGGTCTCGGCGTGTCGTGCAATGGCTGCTTCTAATGCTTCTTCGACGAACTGATTAAAAGTTATATCACGTTCGTGTGCCAACTTCATATACTTCAACAGTTCTTCGTCTGTAAAGTCTACTGGCATACTAACACGAGTGTCATAGTCTTCACCTGTACAGATAGCGGCACCCTTTTCCAGCATGTCGCTGGCAACATCTAGATCAATGTATAGAACATTGTCCCACGCTACTTTATTATCAACAGCACGGGCACGGCCTTCCCGATCAAATGCTCCTTGCCAATCAGGATTGGTCCAGCGGTACGCTCGCGCATGAACATAGTCATGCGCTTCCATTTGATACACCACCTGCGTGGCAGTGTCAAACACAATGCTCAGGCTGGGGTCTTGCTGTTCGCCGGCCCAGTGATCCATTCGGAATGCCTTGTTGCCAAAGCAGTCCCAACCGTACTCGCTACCTTCAGTGATACGGTATTCGATAACTTCCATAAAGTCGCGAATGGTGATTTGTTCTGTGTTCATACTAGCTCCTGATTACGATTTTTAGGGTGACGTTGGTATTGCTTACGCGACTGTTCGCGCCGCGGTTGGAACGGCAGCTCTTTGTCAAACAGCACACGATGTGCTCGAGTGCGCAGCTGGGGAATCTTAACAATGATCTTCATCTCGCGTTCTCCTTGTTGTTCAGCAGCATTATACACTAGGGATCGTTTGTTGTCAACTGTTAATCAATTTGAATATCAGCAATGCGTCCTTCACGGAACACAAAGTAGAAGTTCATGGGCACACTGCTACCCCAAGCAACCCAAACACATTGATTCCCTGGCGACATGGTGTAGTGCTGGGCGGGATACTTGTTCTGCATGTAGTCCAGTACGGTGAGCATTTCAAACTCGTTGATTCGATCACCATCTAAGATTCTAACTTGGCTCACATGCCTCCACGCAGAGCTTGGTCGGTGCTGCTCACTTGCAGGTTCCAGGCCAACTTTTCGGCACGGGCGTTAAACTGCGCCATCAACACATCTGCCAACTTGGCCAGATCCACGTTTGAAAGCTGTGCAATTTCTATCGCCAATGTTTCGATCTCCATCTTTTGCTCCTAATTGCTAACTGTATAAAGCTATTATAGCAGAACGGGAATTATTGGTCAACCGGTGCATGCTGTTCGCACAAGGTCTTGATCCAGCCCCTACCGTGCAGCCTGCCTGGAGTGCCGCACCTTTCGCAAGTGACACCGGACATGGATTCTGCCATGGCAACCAAGCCAGCTACAAACTCATCGCCACCCGAGTAGTAGAACCTTAGGGTCCCAAACTTTTCTTTTACCTGGACAGCCACCACTTGCTGAACAATCTCGGGAACTTCCCTGTACTCTTCATCCCGAATGTGTTGGTTGATGCGGTCACCAATCCAGTGATCAGTTGGAACTTCTCGTTTGTCAAAATAGAAATTAGTGATGCTGGTACGATCTCCGGCAATGGCTCGCTTCAGTGCTCGATTAAATCTCAACGCTCGGGTACGTGTTTTCCGACCCCAGTCGATGTGGGATTGAATGTTGTTGCACAGTTTATCAACAATATTGTACCAGCCGTTGTCTATTTCAAATCCGTGGGAATTACGAAAAATCTTCGGATACTTGTCAAAAAGTCGATTGTCGAGTTCGTTTTGCATTGCTGGACTCTCTTATTATTAAGCTTGCACAATGTAGGGCTGGTTCCACTTGCCGATGTTGATGTCAACATACCAGCCCACATCAAAGTAGTCGGTCATTGCATCACTGCGGTTGTGATTTCCAGTGTTCATGGCAGCAAGGGCCTCTGCTAGGAACTTCTTGGCCCGGCCGCTGTAGTGGCTACCGTAGTGGTAGGGGTTAACCTGTTCGGACCCCGAAGTGTTGGGCTTGAAATCTTTTGCAGATTGGTACGGATCCTGACTGCAAGTTTCGTTGCCGTTGCCGATGAAGTCGATAGCTCCGGACTTCAGAGTCAGCGTCAAAGTGGAATGAGTGCGAACACTGAGCGATCCCTTGATACCGTACTTTTTCAGGATAGCCTTGATCTTGGGTGCAATTGCTGCTTTGGTTGCTTGGGTCACATAAGCCATTTCGTACTCCGTTTTGCTACAGTAAAAACATTATAACACGAGTTGAATTTCGTGTCAACCGTAATCCCTTAGCCCCAAACCAATCCAAACCGCTTGGCACACACCGGACCGTAGCCAACTTGAGTGCTACGATCATCCTTCAAGCCATGATTGCAAAAACTGCAACCTCCTGTGAGCCTGCCGTACTTGCCAGCAGTGCCTGCTGGGTCTTCGCTGAACTCTTTCACCAGCTCACACACTTCTTGCGTGGCGTTACGGGTAGCAAAGAACTCGCCTGTAACATCGATCCGCCCGAAGAACTTGTTCTCGCCAAAGGGCAAGCCGTCTGTGATCATGACTTGCCCGGCATACTTGCTCATCGGGCCAGCACGATTAAACACCACAGCTTGGCCGCCTACAGCTTGCAGCTTGACCTTGATGCGCTTGAGCGTCTTGCCAGCCAGGTCGAACATGTCTTGAATGTTCTTGAAATCCACTGTGACCTGCGCAATAGGAGCCTGCTTGGGAGCAAGGCCACGAGCAGTCAGAGTCTCGACCCAGTGCAATTGTTTTTCACTCAGCCGGCCCCACTGCGCAAAGTTGCCCAACAGGTCGTTTGCGAACTTGGCGTCGCCGTAGCCCAGTGCAGGCAGCACGGCCCGCAGTGCATCCACTGCCGGGACTTGTTCAGGGTTAGCTTGACGCTGCACAGGCTTGCGATAGTTAGCATACATCATTTCTTGCTCCGTTTTGCTACAGTAAAAACATTATAGCACAAGTGCCATTTCGAGTCAACCGTTTGCTCGCACCCGCACATCAGTGTTCAGGTTGGGTGCAAGCTCGCGAATCATCTCGCGTTCGGCAGCATGAGCAGCGGCCTTGCCGCGCAGCACGTCGATCACAAGAACCGCAAAGGCTTCAGTGCCCCGTTTGCGCATAGCTTCGTACAGCAGCCAGCTCTTGTCCTCGCTACGTGAGCGATAGATGTGCTTGTTGAAACGAGTCTGCGCTGACTTCTGCACAGTAGTTTCAGTCTTTGCAGTGACCCCAATGTAGAAGTCGCTGCCCGAAACTAAGGCATACACAATGTGGGTACGATCTGAACGCTTTTTTCTAACCATGTAACCATTATAGCACAGGATGAATTAATGGTCGACCGCTGAACTTTTGGCTCTTACCCCGAAGAACTTCGATCAAGTGCCCAGTATAGCACAGGATGAATTAATTGTCAACCGCTGCGGCGCCGCATTTTTGACGCTTGGCCTGGGTTAACTTGCCAAAGTCCACAGGCCACTCGGTACCGGGCTGCAGCTCAACCGCAGCATTAGGGAATGCAAATTGCACACCTGCTGCTGCTTCAATCTGCGTAACCGGCAAACGGAACTTGGTCAAGTCGTTGCCCAAATTGGGGTACGGAGCCAGGTGCGGGAATGCCCAGCCGGCTATCTCGTTGGTTTGATTGTTGATTACAATCTTGTAAAAACCATTTGGGACCACGACCCCGGAGCCAATTTTCATATTCTTTGCATCGTACACCCCACCCACGTA